CCTAGAGCAAATTCCCTAGCACGTGCTAGTAAATCCTCGCGGGAGCACCAACCCGCGTGAGCTTGCGCCATTTAGACTTGAGGATGGGAGGAGGCGCAAAACGGAGGAATCCGTGGTCCATATACACTCTGGATCGATATTCAGCCCTTAGGGGAAACTGGGATAGGCCTCGTGCCGTCGCCCGGCCAACCGAGGGGTGCGCTTAAATGCGCCACGTACTGCTTGATACGTGCTTCATTTGACTCTAAAGGTCATTTGTCGAGGGAGTGAGTGGCCCAATCGAAATCACGTGCATCTCAGCTATAGGTAGGACTCGCATTCCTCGGCGATCGGTTCGAAACGCCAACGGGGCCTAGTCAACCACCGTTGGTCTTGGTAGCTGATCAGCTTAGGAGGCCTCCGACCTGGCCCAACGTGCACATAATACCCTCACAAACCGAAGGCGTGGTCTCGCAAGGACCCGCATCTCAGCCGTAGGTTAAATCGACTGAGCGCCACTCTTGGGGCCGATAACCCTGAAGAGTAGGTGAGCGACATCACCAACCCGTCTCCAACTCTATACCCGGCCTCTGGAATTCATGCTCAATACCGGTTGGTATACCGGAGACGTCTCACTGTCGGGTGATCCAGACAGAGAGCCAGCTAGTGCCAGCGTACGCGCAGGACCACGAAACTGCTCTGTCTGCCGTTCGAATGCGGAAGCCCGATGCCCGTGCCAACGATACAGTACCTGTCTCAGTTTCTGAGCAGCCGCTGTCGGCAGGGGAACAAGCCAGTCACATCAAGCTCTCAAGCGCTGCCCAGCGCGTGACCAGAAGGAGACGTCAGGAGACCTGTGGTTCTACCGCCACGCATCCGACAGCACATCGTCTGTCGTCAGAACCGGCAACAAGGTTGTCACTGCCAGCATTTCACGCTCTTACAGCTATCGGCCGATCTTATTCTAATAAGACGGCTGATCCCGTGAAATTGCGAGCTCTCGAAGTTCTCGTCCGTGAGAATGACTACCATGTCGCGCGTGGGGTCTACGAGTTCATGGACGAGAACGGAGACTGGGTGTTCAAAACCACTGAAGTCGTCACGCGATATGATCGCAAACTCTTCAACACTCATCTCAAGTCCTTGGCTCTAGTTGCCGCACCGGGGGGTGTCATTATAGAGCCACGGAACCGTCGTGATTTCTTGCGCTGCCACAGCAAGAATCATCTCAGCCGAATCACTGAGGAAACAATTGATTCACCCGCGCCTGCCGAGGCGCTGTACAAGGGCGGCACAATCAAGTGTGCCACCACCCGTCGTTTGCTTGCA